TGATAAAAAAGAAATCGCGAAAACGTTTGACGAGGCCGATAATTTTCAGGACCGTCGAGCAATTATTTACGCCCGAAATGCGTGTTTTGAGATAGCAAAAAAACGAGGATACAAGTATTTTATCGAACTCGATGACGATTACACTGGATTCGAATACCGTATATATGATGAGGAAAACCAGAAACCGACACGGGTATTAAGTTTAGACAACGTTTTCGCTGCGTTGCTGATATTCTACAAACAAACAAAATTTAGTACGATATCGATTGCGCAGGGTGGGGATTTCATAGGGGGTAAGAATAATCGAATGGCTAAGAAACCGACGCTATTCCGTAAGTGCATGAATTCGTTTATATGTTCAACGGATAGGCCGTTTCAGTTTGTAGGCCGTATTAATGAGGACGTGAACACGTACGTGTATAAACAGAGTATCGGGCTTTTAATGGGTACGATTCCGTTTGTGGCTTTGATACAGAAAACGACGCAAAAAAATAAGGGAGGGATGACGGATTTATATTTGGATTCCGGTACATACGTTAAGAGTTTTTATACGGTAATATTCTCGCCTTCCTCGTGCAAGGTGGCGCCAATGGGCGATAAGCATATGCGGTTGCACCACGAAATAAATTGGAATTGCGCCGTACCTAAATTGATACGGGAATCAGTAAAGAAAAAATAACAGAGAATGACAAAAACAGACATATTAAAAAAGGGAATGATTGAAGCGATGGAAAAATCGCTCGGGGTGGTAACGACTGCGTGTAAAATTGCGGGGATTTCCAGAGATACGCACTACCGTTGGTTAAAGGACGACGAAGCGTACAGGGATAGGATTAACGAGATAGAAAATATCGCACTGGATTTCGCCGAATCAAAACTGCATGAACAAATTAACGAGGGATCCGTTCCGTCGATTATATTTTTCCTAAAAACTAAGGGTAAAAAACGGGGGTACGTTGAGCGTCAGGAAATAGATACCACGATTAAACAGCCTGATTTAAGTAACCTAACAACGGACGAGATTCTGGATTTATTACGAGATGAGTAAAGCGCAAAAGGAATTGATTAAAACAGCGTTAAGGCGTGAATTGGCGAGGCGTGAGTTTTGGTCGTTCTGTTTGTATGTGGACCGAGAATTTTTTACAGCGAGGCCGTTCCTGCGAGAAGTTGCCGATGCGTTTCAGGAAATCGAAGAGGGTAAAATCAAAAGTTTATCGGTATCAATGCCGCCGAGAGCGGGTAAAAGTTACATAACGTCTTTATTTTGTGCGTGGACGTTGGGCCGTAATCCAGTCGAATCCGTTATGCGTAATGCGTGTACAGCGACGTTGTACGTTAAGTTTAGTTACGATGTAAGGGCAATTATAAACAGCGACAGATTTCGTGAGGTATTCGTCGGTATACGGCTTAGTGACGATAAAAAGAATTTGCAAGGGTGGAATTTAACACAATCAAAACAGGTCGGGTACTTTGGTGCTGGGGTTGGGGGTACGATTATCGGATTCGGTGCGACTAAGGTGGCGATAACGGATGACCTTTATCGAGGTATCGAGGACGCTTTGAGCGATACAGTAAACGACAGGATTCACCAGTGGAAACAATCGACGCACGATTCCAGATTCGAAAGCGGTTGCGCTCGAGTGGATATTGGTACACGGTGGTCGTTGAATGACGTAATCGGCAGGAATACCGAGGAGGGCATCTACGATAAAAGCATCGTAATTTCTGCGTTGACGGCTGAGGGCAAATCGTTCTGCGAGGCTGTAATGACTACGGACGAATTTTTAGAAAAAAGAAAGCGTACCAGTGCGGAAATATGGTCGGCAGAATACCAGCAAGAGCCGGTCGATATTCAGGGCCGTTTATTTAACAGTTTACAATATATCGAACGTGATCAATTTTTGTCGTTATTGGATTCCAATAAAAGCGACGTTAATCCCACAGGTATCGAGGCAGCGATAGGATATATCGACGTGGCCGATGAGGGTAAAGATTTCACAGCGTTAGCGGTGGCGGTGTTAGTTAGGGGAAATATTTATATCGCCGACTACGTATTCAGCAGGGAAAATACGGACGTTACACTACCTTTATGCGCTGGAGTATTAAACAAATGGGGCGTAAGATTTTGCAGGGTTGAATCGAATTCAATGGGCGCAATGTTCGGACGGCACCTGCAAGGGTTAACAGAGTGTAAAATATTAGGGGTTGCGAATACCGTTAATAAGATTACTCGAATAATCATGAACAGCGTATACGTCCAGAATGAATTTATATTCGTCCAGAATGACGACAATAATTCTACACAATTTATCGCGAATGTACTATCGTTTAGTAAGGAGGGAAAGAATAAAAACGACGACGCTCCGGACTGTATTGCGGGATTATCGATATTTGCGCAATCGATATTGAAAATAAATACGTAATTTTAAATTAAATTTCCTTAAATACATGAATTTAGTAAACTTTTGGGAGCGTTTTTTCGGGTTAAAATTCAATCAAAACGGCAGGTACATTGACGAATTTTCTCGATTATTCCCTACGCAATCGCAAATATGGGGTAAAAAGGAAGCCGTTTGGGTGGATACAAACGATGCGTGGAAACTATATATCGAGATTCCAGAATTAAGGGCGGTAATTGATAAACGGGCGTCGATGATGTCGTCGAATATCCCCGTATTATTTGACAAGGACGGTAACAAGGTCGAGTCGCATTGGCTATTAGATTTAATCGATAAACCTAACGCCGTGCAATCGTGGGCCGATGTGGTTTATTCTTTGAGTGTTCAGGACGGTTTATACAATAACGCATTCGCATACGCACCTGCAAGAACGGCAGGGATCCGTAATTTAATGGTACCGCTACCGGCTGATAAAGTGAAAATTTATACCAGTGGCAAGAAATTAAAACAGATGGACGCCGAGGATTTAATCGAAAAATTTGAATTCCAGTACGATAACGATGACGTTGAGCGCATCGATTGGCTCGATATGGTTTATTTGGTTACAGATGACGGAATGAATATCATTAAACCTACGGGACGTGTTGAGACGTTAAAATATCCACTATCTAATATCAAAGCCCAGTACAAAAAGCGTAACGTTTTATTGGAGAATATAGGCGCTATCGGTATTCTATCGGCTAAAAAACAGGACATGGCGGGAGCGATTCCGATGACGCCAGAGGAAAAGCGAAAAGTACAACAAGATTGGTATCGACGAAGTAAGGACGAATTGATAATAACCGAGGCCGAAATCGATTGGAAGCCGATGTCGTATCCTACGAAGGATTTAATGTTATTCGAGGAATTGACGGCAGATAAATTAGCGTTATTCGACGCTTATGGATTGAACGCAAACGTATTCAGTTCTGTAAACGGCTCAACGTTCTCGAATGTTAGGGATTCCGTAAGAATGATTTACACGGATACGATTATTCCTGAAACGCAATCGATGTACGATTCAATTATGCGTCAATGGGGATTACACAACGAGGGGTATTATTTAGAGGCGAATTTTCACCACTTACCCGTTATGCAGGATGACGAGGTACAGGCGGCACAAACGAACAAAATTAAAGCGGAGACGTTAGAAAAATTGCGTAATTTAGGTGTCGATTTTTCCAGTGACGAAATACGCACTTTGTTAAATTTGAATTTATAGAAATGAAAAACACAACGATGTATAATATAAAGACATTTAGCGAGATTAAGGACATGGACAACGACAAACGAGAGGTCGCTGTATATTTGTCTAAGTTCGACGTTTTGGATTCGGATAACGATATTATTCGGCGTGGAGCGTTCACGAAATCAATCTTAGAACGTGGACCGCAAGCGAATTCGAACAGAAAAATTGCGTTCCTGCGTCATCACGATTGGGAACAGCAAATCGGAAAATGGTTAAAAATCGAGGAGGACGAACAAGGTTTATTCGCTGTCGGTCAGTTAGGGAATTCGACACAGGGATCGGATGCGTGGGAGGATTACAAATCGGAAATAATACGCGAACACTCGATAGGATTCCAGTACATACAGGACAAAATTCGCTTTATCGAGGATCCGAATATTAAGGGTGGAGGATTCTACGAAATAAACGAGGTTAAACTTTATGAGGGTTCGGCGGTTACGTTTGGCTCAAATGAATTTACGAATGTAGTGGCGGTAAAATCTTTAGAGGACAAAGCCGACCAGATGAGCAAAGTTAAAACAGGAATCGAAAAAACAATTAAAGCGTTAACGACTGGTAACTACTCGGACGAGCGAGGGTATCAGTTGGAAATGCGGTTAAAATATCTTAATAATCAGTTGATTTTACTCGCTGAAGCGGAGCCGTTCAATAAAGAACACTCGGTCAAGGCTAGCGAGCCAAAGGAAAACGGATTCGATTGGGGTGCAGTCATGAATGATTTATACGCAAAAATTTAGTATTAATTAAAAACAAAAACAGTTAAAATGGAAAATTTAACAGCGGAACAGGTGGTAGAAAAATTAAACACTTTGTTCGTAGAGAAAACGAAAGGAATGGCTACTAGCGACGATTTAAGCGCTATTAAGGCCGAGTTAGGTAAATTGACTAACCTCGAAAGCAAAAGTGCGTCTATCGAGAGCGCAATCGCTAAATTCGAAGGTCAATTAGAGG